CACTGAAAATTAGAACCGCAGGTGGAATCCAAGTGGCACAGTCTGGTGACTTTGCTTTCGATAAGGATGTCACTACCTTCCGCGTTCAGCTTCGCGTGGATTCAAAATTGACACATGCAAGCCATGTAGTCAAATTTAAGGGTGGCGCAAGCTAAGCCCTAGCTACAAGCTGACAAACCCCAGAGTTGCGTAGGACTCTGGGGTTTGTCTTTGCTATGCTAAGGCCATGCCTACGCAAAAGAAATCTGGCAACCCTGCCAACAATGAAAAGCTCACTGGGACTGTTAGCCTCTACAGCAACAGCCCATTTCAGGCCACTGGTTACGGACAGCAGGGTGGATACCTTGTTGACCGACTTAAAAGACATGGCGCTGATGTTGCTGCTCTATCCAACTATGGACTAGAGGGCATCACCTCCACACTGAAGACTGCTCATGGTGAGATTACTCACTATGCACGCGGCATGGACATGTACTCAAATGATGTCGCTCCAAACCATCACATTAACTTCTCTGCTCAGTTTCCAAAGCAGAAGAGCCTGCTAATCACCCTCTACGATGTGTGGGTCATGCAGGGTAAGGGCTGGGACAACATTGACCGCATCGCATCTTGGGTGCCACTGGACCATGTCACTATGCCACCGCTTGTAGAGAAGTGGCTACGCAAAGACAATGTCACTCCAATAGCCATGGCACCATTCGGTGTCGAGCAGATGGCAGCCAAGGGCATTGAGTGCGAGTATGTACCTCACGCCATTGAAGAAGACCAGAGACTACATGGGCATTACTGATGACCAGTTCCTAGTAGGAGTTGTGGCGGCAAATAAATCCAGCGGTCTAGTTCACCGCAAAGCTTTCTCAGAAAATCTACTCAGTTTCTCCATCTTTAGGCAGAAGCATCCTGATGCAGTTCTCTACCTCCACACAGACCCAGTCGGACCTGGTGGATGGAACCTACTGAAAATCCTGACTGCGTACGGCATCCCCAAAGAGTCTGTCCTGTTCCCTGCACCTATGGACTACCGATACGGAATGACTCAGGAACATCTGGCATCTCTTTACACTGCTATGGATGTGCTACTGGCACCTTGCTATGGAGGCGGGTTTGAGCTGCCTATCATGGAGGCTCAGGCATGTGGCACTCGAGTAATCACCTCTAGCTGGACCGCACCTAAAGACTTGATTTCTGAAGACGGCTGGTTGGTAGAGGGTCAGCCACAGTGGGACTCAGGCCAAGATGCTACCTGGATGATTCCAAATGTCTCCAGCACTGTGAACGCACTTGAGGCAGCTTACAAAGCTGAGCGCGGTACATCACAGAAAGCGATTGACTTTGCTAAGGGTTTTGATGTGGAGCATGTGTGGCACAAGTACTGGATGCCCACCCTAAAGAAACTTCTTAAGTGATTCCAGTCATCGGGTTCTGCACACTCAAGCGTTTTGATTTGGCAGAGAGACTGATGGCTTCGATTGACCACCCAGTAGAGCACTTAGTTATAGTGGACAACTCAGGCACGCAAGAGTGGGAGCCACCTAGGGTAGAGCTAGCAAAGTATCAGTGGAACATCCGAGTACCAAAAGGCCTCGGGCTTTCAGGTGCCTGGAATCTCATAATCAAGACAACCCCATACACAGACCAGGGTGACACACCATACTGGGTGCTGGTCAATGATGATGCGTGGTTTGCGCCTGGAGCACTGCAGGTTATCGCATCTCATGCAGACCGCGACTCAATGAATTTCCCAGACATTGAGCCTAAGTGGTCATGCGCGATACCTGGAGACAAAGTAGTGACTGAGGCTGGACTCTACGATGAGAGGCTCTATCCTTTGTACTTTGATGACAATGACTGGGAGAGACGCATCCTGCACGCGGGCATCCCTATCAAACGGATTGAGGCTAGAGTCCATCATGAGAATAGCTCCACCCTCAACAGCGGATACCAAACTCAAAATCACAAGTCATTCAAGGCAAACAGCCAGATGTTCAATCAGAAGCTAGTCACCAATGATTACTCGGAAGGTAACTGGAGCCTAAAAATCAGAAGGGAAAACAGATGGGATTGATTTACACAGGTGGCACCTTTGACCTGTTCCATGCGGGGCATGTCGAGTTCCTTAGACGATGTTCAGACCTAGGCAGAGTCCTGGTCTCTCTAAACACCGATGAGTTTATAGAAGAGTACAAGGGCAAGCCACCAGTCATCAGCTAGCGAGACAGAGAGAGTGTGTTGCTGTCCTGCAAGTATGTAGATGATGTGGTGCCAAACATAGGCGGCACTGACTCTAGGCCAGCCATAGAGCTAGCTGCACCCAACATGGTTGCTATCGGGTCAGACTGGGCTCGCAAGGATTATTACACTCAGATGGCTTTTGACCAGGACTGGTTGGATGACAGAGGAATAGCACTGGCATACATTCCCTACACACAAGGCATAAGCTCCACAGCAATCAAAGAGCGAATGCTTTTCAGGCGATAGAATAAGAGCACACTCAGTAAAGGATTCTCATGGCAATCACAAACGGCTACGCTACTCTTGCGGATGTTAAGGCATCACTTCGGGTGTTCGACAGCATTGATGACAGCCTGTTAGAGACAGCAATTGAGTCAGCGTCACGCCTAATTGATGGATACGCGGCTCGCACCTTCTACAGTGAGGGCACTGCAACTAAAAACTTTGCAGCAACTGACTGGCAGGTCTGCAACATTGATGACCTACAGAGCCTGACTACCCTACAGACAACTGATGAGGTGGGCGGTGTCTACGAGACATGGAGCTTGCCTGAGTATCAGCTCGAGCCTGTAAACCAAAAGGTTGACGGACTCTACAGTCCTATCACTCGCATCATCGCAACCGATGACAAGGTCTTCTATGCGTACGGCTCAGAGGCTCTAGTTAGAGTCACTGGTGTGTGGGGATGGCCCGCAGTTCCTACAGCTATCAAACAGGCCACTATCATCCAGGCTTCCAGAATTTACAAGAGACTAGATAGCCCTCTCGGAATTGCTGGATTTGGAGACCTCGGGGCCATAAGAATTGGAAGAGCGCTCGACCCAGATGTTGAGCAGCTAGTCACTCCATACCGCATCATGAGGCACTTCGCGTAATGGCATCCATCAGTGAGCTCAGGATTGAGCTAGCAAACAATCTAGCTACTGTTCCTGGATTGCGTACATCACCAGTGATGGTGGACAACCCTAACCCTCCTATCGCAATCATCTCTCCAGTCAGCATTGAGTATGACAAGTCAATGGGTGTTGGCATGACCATCTATAGCTACAGCATCACAGTGATTGTTGGTCGAGTCTCAGAGCGCACTGCACAGAACAGCCTGGATGCCTACTGCTCACCATCAGGCACACAGAGTATTAAGCAAGCAGTAGAATCAAATAGGACACTATCAGGCAAGGCCTTTGACTTGAGAGTGACTGGAATGAGAAACTACGGCTCGCTCAACATTGCAGACAATGAATACTTAGCCGCTGAGTTTGACCTCAGTGTCTATGCAACCTAGGTAAAGGAAAATAACAAATGGCAAAAAGTGTAATCACAGGCCGCTATGTGTCCCTCGCTGGCACAGAAATCTCGAGCAACCTCGCAGGAGTATCGCTAGAGCTTACAGCGGAAGAAATCGACAGCACCTCACTTGGTTCCGCTGGATGGCGTGAAATCCAGTCAGGTCTAAAGTCAGGCTCTATCACATTCAACTTCATGCAGGACTATGGAGTAGGCAGCATTGACTCCCTGCTCTACCCACTGCTTGGAACTAACGCAACTGTAGTTGTAAGAGCTGGAACTGGTACTGCTTCAGTATCTAACCCTGCTTACACAGCTGTTGTTGTTGTTTCAAACTATGTCCCAGTGTCAGGCTCAATCGGAGACCTAGATACCTTCGACATCACCCTACCCACCACTGGTGCGGTAACCCGCGCGACAGCATAAGGATAGAAATTGAAAATCAACCTACGCATTGAATACCTATCTGGAGAATCAAAAGAGATTGTTTGCTCAGCAAGCGACCTCGTCAAATTCGAAGAGAAGTTCAACCTAAGCATCAGCAAGCTAGACGAAGACATGAAGTTCACTCATCTGCTCTTCCTAGCCTGGTCATCAGAGTCTCGCAACAAGCAGACCGAGAAAGACTTTGATGCTTGGGTTGAACTTGTCTCTTCTGTAGGTGCAGGCTCAGACCCAAAATAAAGGGGCTAGGCGATAACAGTGCCACCTGGTACATCGCAAGCCTTGCTTGTGAGACTGGTATCGCTCCTGCTCAGCTCATGAAAGAGTCTGACAGGATGCTCTGGACTATGGGTAAATACTTAGTTTGGAGAAGCAGGAACAGTGGCTAGAATCATTCGGGTCGAAAATCTCCAAGAGACTATTCGGGAAATGAAGATTCTCCAGCCTGACCTAATCAAACAGCTTCGCAAAGAGATGCAGTCGGTCACCGCTCCGACCATGAGCAAGATTCAAACCAACACCCCAGTCATCTCACCTCTCAATGGTGGATTCCGCAAAACTGGACTCATGCGGCCCTATGGTGGTATGAACACTCACGCTGGTAGAACCAGGTGGGATGGGGTCAAGGTCACCACTGCTCTAACACCATCTACCTATGCTCGAGGCAAAGACGAGCACCCTCTAGTAAGCATCGTTGCCACTGGTCGCAAGGGTCTGGGTTTTGACTATGCAGAACTTGCAGGTATCCGCAGAAGACCTCCACGCAAAAGGTCTAAGGGCTGGAACCAAACTGGACCTGGTTATCACAGCTACACAGTAAATGGTCAGGGCGATGCCATGATTGAAAAGCTAAACAGGACAGTGCCATTCAAGGGCAAGGCTGGTCGTTTCGCGTTTGCGGTAGTCTTGAAAGATAAGAAAGAACTAGAGCGGAAGTCACAAATCGTTCTTGAGAATTACGCAGACAAGATAAACATCAGACTAAGGGCTTAATCATGGCAGTAAAAATTCCGATTGTCACAATCTTTGACAACAAGGGCATCAAGGCCGCACAGTCCCAGCTGCGTAAAGTCAGCGGAAACATCGCCGCTCTTAATAGAAACTTTGCTACTATCGGTGCACTTGGTGCAACTGCAGCTTATGGACTGGGCAAAGCAGTTATGGCTGCCTCCAACTTTGAGGCTGAGTTTGAAGGTGTCAACCAGGTATTTGGAGATGCTGCTAAGAGTGTCCAGGACTTCGCCAAGGCAGCTGGAGATACTGCTGGTATAAGCGAAACTGCCGCACTGAAGGCATCCAAGACATTTGGTCTGTTCGCAGTCAACTCAGGTCTAGCTCAGGATGAGGCTGCTAGATTTGCCACTAGCCTTGTCCAGCTTGCTGGTGACCTAGGTTCCTTTAATGATGTGCCAGTGGACCAGGCTCTTGCTGCCATTCAATCAGGTCTACAAGGCCAGGCAGAACCGCTGAGAGAGTTCGGTGTATTCCTAACCGAGGATGCTCTTAAGCAGGAAATCTTTGCACAGACTGGTAAGGAAGTAGTAGGCACACTCAGCGCTCAGCAGAAGATGATGGCCTCTTATTCCCTCATCCTAAAAGAGACCGCAATCCAACAGGGTGACTTTGTAAAGTACCAGCAGACATTTGGAAACCAACTAAAGAGCCTGACATCTGACTTTGAGAAACTTAAGGTTCAGGTTGGTATGGAGCTCCTGCCTGTACTGGCTGAGCTACTTCCTACAGTCAGAACTTTAGTGGGTGAGCTAGGGTCCAAACTGCCAGCTGCGGTGAAGTCTGTTGACTGGGCATCATTCCTGACATCACTGGCAAAGGCTCTTGAGTTCTTTATCCGTCACATTGAGACCATCACTAAAGTCTCTGCTGCTCTTTTTGTACTAAACACTGCTTACAACGCAGCTAAGGTAGCATCTGGTCTTTACAACGCTGCTGCCACTATTCTGAACTACACTCTGCAGTCAACTACTAAATCTGCCAAGGCTCTCAGAACTGGTCTAATACTAGGTGGTATCACTCTTGCTATTGGCTCAGTGATTGATGAGTACAGAAGACTCAAGGCTCAAGTAGAAGCATCTAAGACTGAAGTGTCTAAATTTAACACTGAAGTCATTTCTGTTTCAGGTGCAGTAGCAAAACTGGACCCAGTGACAAGGCTATGGCAGAACCTGACTTATGCAATCATGGGTGCTGTAGCTGCCCAGCGCGACTTCAACGGAGAGCCTACCCCAACTGGTGGTAGCGTCATCCCGACCTCACCGACCAATGGCCCAGCAAGAGGTCCAGTATCACCGCTCAAGCCTGGATTCAGCTATGAGGTTCTAAAAAATGGACAGTGGTACACAGCCACATGGACAGGCTCAAAGTGGAACCTAGAGCTGATGAAGTTCAGCCCACTACCTGACGATGACAAGCGTGGACCTGCTGGAGATTCAGCACTCAAGAAAGCAAGAGATTCCTACAAAGAGCAGGTCAAGGCTCGGAAGACGGCGCTACGAGAGTTCCGCACTGAGATGGCACAGCTGGCAAAGTCTACACAGCCTCTAGCTCTATCCACCCGCGACCTCGGTGCATTTGAGTCCAGCATCGCCAGCACTTTTGAGTCCATAAACACCAGCATTGAATCAGCCCTATCTAACAAGACAATCACAAAGGAAGCAGCCTCAAGTCTGAGTGAGTATGCAAGGCGTGAGTCTGTACTGCTAGCTGGCATCGCACAGAAGCGTGATGAGCTGACAAAGCGCAGAGACCTAGCCACAGCCCTGATTGCAGAAGTCAAGGATGCGGTCCAGGCAACTGGAAACCTAGTCACATTGTTTGGCACTCTAGCTGACAAAGCTGGTGCATCCACAGAGAACAACATGACAAAGATTGTGCAGCAGACAGTCAAGGCTGGAAGGGCTCTCAAAGACTTCAGAGTGACTGTCATAAGCTCTATGGTTGACCCAGTAATGTCCGCTACTAAAACTGGAGCTAATGGTCTGATTGAGGCGCTCAAGGGCGTTGTGAACCGCACTATCGAGTTCCGCAAGAATCTAAAAGAGCTTCGCACCCTGGGTCTGAATGATGACCTGTTCAAGCAGATTGTAGATGCTGGTGAAGAGAGCGGTGGAGAGACTGCTCGAGCAATCCTTGAGGGTGGTCCAGCTGCAGTCCAAGAGCTCAACGCACTATTCGGAACACTCAACACTGTGGGTGCAGACATCGCAGAGCAGACAGCTCAGGTCATGTACGGCGCTGGAGTAGATGTGGGCAACGGCCTAGTGAATGGTTTGCTATCTATGGATGAGCAGCTGAGACTAGCTGGAGAGAGCTTAGCTACTAGCTTCATCAATTCATTCAACTCGATGAAACTGGAGGCACAACAGTGAATGTGAATGTCAAGGTTCCTCCTGGTCAGGGTACTAAGGCTGGCAAGGATATTGTCAAGGAAGTTACGAAGTATGCACAGAAGTCAGGTGGAGCTCTAGTCAGAGGGGTACCAACCTTCTAATGGCAACCCAAAAGGTACAGATTGGCTTTGATGTTGCGGTCACAGGTGGAGACTTTCTTACACTCGATGACCCGATAAAGGGCAAGCTAGATGACGCTACCTATCCCCTAGGTGGAATCATCCTGGTAGATGTAACCCCTAGAGTGCGAGAGTTCAACATCAGCCGCGGTAAGTCTCGAGAGCTAGACAGGTATGACGCTGGTGAGGCTGTCATCGAGTTCAACAACCTAGATAGAGCCTTTGACCCGACCTTTGCAGCATCACCTTATGCAGGGCAGATTCTTCCAAAGCGTGAAGTCCAGATTAGCTCAGATGACAGCGATTCTCAGCAACCCAGATGTGAACTATCCAGAAGACAGCAGAGACATTGACACAGGGTATGCCACCCTCGGTGCAGATGAGATAGCTGATGACACAAATGTTCTGGACTATTTACGAGTCATTGAGCAGACAGAGCCTGGGCGTTTGTTTATGTCAAAGGATAACTCTCTTGTGTTCAAAGACAGACTTGTTGCACCTCGCTCAGCTGGCATTGTCGAGCTCGCAGATGATGGCACAGGCATTAAGTATGGAGAGATGCGCGTTGTCTTCGGTACAGAGCAGCTACACAATGAGGTGGTTGTCTCATCAGTAATCACTGGTAGCACAGCCATCGCCCTAGACTCAGAGTCCATTACTGAGTATGGCCTTCTAAACCTGACCTTGACAGACCTGCTGATGGATACTGACGCTCAGGCAGAGAATCTTGCTATCTTCTTGGCCTCTAAATACTCACAGCCCGAGTACCGCTTTGAATCTGTAGACATTCAATTCAGCAACCTGACACCAGCAGAGCAGTTGCAGATTCTGGGACTAGAGCTCGGAGATGTTTGTAAGGTCACATTCACTCCTGGAAATGTGCCACCAGCTATTGTTCGCTATGCAGAAATCATTGGAATCGAGCACCAGGTGGATTCGGTTGACCAGATAGTCACACTCAACTTCTCCACCCTAGACTTTACCTACCTTGTTCTGGATGACCCTGCATTTGGTAAGCTTGATTCAGGCAACGCGCTGGCTTTCTAGCGCACTGATAAGCTAGGCACAGTTCAACTAAGGAGCACAATGCCAAGAAAGACTTTTACCGCAGGCGAGGTTCTCGCAGCTGCAGATGTTAATACCTACCTCAGCAACGAGCAATTATTTGCATCGAGCACAGCTAACACTTACACAGTGCTGACAGCTGACCGCTATGAGACCTTGGTATTTACCTCAGCATCAGCAGTCACAGTCACCATCGGTACAGCTACAGCTTTCCAGGCTGGAGAACGCATTGACATTCTTCAGGATGGTGCAGGCACAGTGACTATTCAGCGTGACGGAACTGCCATTACCTTTGCAGGTCGAGGAACCGCCGGCACCGCTTACCGAATTGGTCAGCGTCTGACTATGAACTAATTGAAACCCAGATTTTAGGGAGCACCCAAGCTTCTATTACTTTCAGCAGTCTAGGCACTTACTCATCAACCTACAAGCATTTACAAATTAGGGCTGTCCCAAGAAGTGATAGGGCCGACACAGATGATGTTTTATTCGCTAGGGTAAATGGGGAAACTGGCTCAAACTACATTTATCATTTGCTATTTGGTGACGGGGCTTCTGTTAGTTCATCAGCGGCAGGCATAGGGGCCGAAAAAATGGAGCTAGGAAGAGTTGCTGGTGGAAGTAATGCCTCTGGAATCTATGGTCAAAATGTAATTGATGTACTAGATGCTTTTAGCGCTACAAAATACAAAACTTTTAGGTCATTGGCTGGTCTAAATAGGGCAACAACCCCCTATGTTATTTTATACTCTGGGGTTAGATTTAATACAGCGTCCATTTCTTCCATTTCTTTGTTTAGTCAAGGAAACCTAGTTGCTGGTTCTCGCTTCTCTCTCTACGGAATAAAGGGATAACAATGCCAACTGCTACTTATACACCTCTAGCTACTGTGACTCTAGGCTCATCAGCTTCCACAGTCACTTTTTCTAACATTCCAGCAACTTACCGAGATTTGATTTTTGTCTTTACTGGAGTTGTTTCTGTAGGTGGCGGTGAAGTCCTAAGAGTAAATTTCAACGGCGATACAACATCTGGAAACTACTCTGCCGTTTTTGCTGGTGGAGATGGCTCAACTCCTTCTTCAGGAACTGACGGAAGAAGATTTGGACTTATGTATGCTTCTCGCTCTCAGACAGTAGCTAGCTTTATGGATTATTCGGCAACCGATAAACATAAGACCTACTTATCTAGAACAGGCGGAGCCTCTAACGCCCTTGAAATGAACGCTGGTCGTTGGGCTAACACGGCAGCCATAACTTCTATCCGAGTCTTTCCAGATGCTAATGGTTTTGCTTCTGGGAGCACCCTAAGTCTTTACGGAGTAATCTCTTGAAACTTATAGAATCCAAAACACTAGCTACTGCTCAAGCCTCTATTGAGTTCACCTCTATTCCACAAGACGGCACAGACCTTGTGCTTTTGCTAAGCCTTAGAGGGGCACGAGCTGACTTAACTGATGACCCTGGAATTAGATTTAATGGAGATACGGGTAATAATTATTCTTATCGCACACTTGTAGGAAATGGAGCTGCGGTATCTTCTGGAGCCAACACCTCAGCTAGCTTTAATTATCTTGGAATCATAAACGGCTCTACCTCTACAAGCAGCACCTTCTCCAACGGAAGTCTGTACATTTCTAATTACACATCAGGGCTATCAAAAAGCTCAAGTGCTGATTGCGTTCAAGAAAACAACGCAACGACTGGTTATCAAACCCTTGTACAAAATCTGTGGACAGGCACAGCGGCAATTAGTTCAATTCTTGTTTATTCTACTTGGGGAACTAATTTTGTGGCTGGCTCAACAATTTCGCTTTACAAAATTACTAAAGGCTCTGACGGAATAGTAACAACAAGCTAACAAGAAAGAAAAGAAAATGACAGAAGTAATCACCAAGCTAGTAGTGGACTGCTCAACAGGCGAAGCAACAGAAGTACCTCTAACAGCCGAGGAACTAGCACAGCGAGAAACTGACCGCCTAGCTTACGAAGCTCAGGAAGCAGAA